GTAAACCGTCTTCGTATTGTTTGTCACGCTCTTTACGAGCTTCACGATCCACATCAATCAAATCTAAAAATTCAATTGCTAGTGCATCTAAGTCACCTTCATCAAACTCTTCTGCTAAGTTAGCATAAAACTCTGGATCTTTAAGCGGGCCTTGAGTTGGCTTGTAATTAACAATGACTGAGCCATCATCTAATTCGATGACATCACTTTCTAAATTATCTTCGTTGTCATCCAAGCCAATTGCATCTTCGTAGGTATCTACTTCATCTTCATTAACCATAGCTTGCTGAACATCTTCATCATGATTGAGTGATGCTAAATTAGCTCCAGCTTGAATAGGAAGTTTTGGTGCTCGTGCCATTAATTATTTTCCAAGATGTTTTTGAATGAGCACTTTGCTCATGTCACGAAAGGGTTTTACTTTACCACCTTTTTTAAACATAGCAGAACCTACTGTAGGTTGTGGCATGTTGGTGTTACCAAGGAGGTTAGTTGCATTCATTGCGTTAGGATCCGAATCGCTTGCTTGTGGGGGTTGCATTAAAGTGCTAATGTGATCCAATAAAGGTTTGTTGCGTGGGTCTTCTACTGCAAAACGACTTTGGTTAATACGATCATTATAATCCCAACCAGTCAAACCCGTATCTTTACTTCTGCCCTCACCATTCCATGCAACATAGTATGGAACATTATGGGCATTAGCAATCCGCTGTTTGTTGTAAATTGCACCAGCAAAGCCAGCGGGTAAATCCTCGTGACCCCAGTCAACTAATTGACCCGCAATTTTGTTGGCTTGTTTGTCGTTTTTATCAAGGTTGTTAAAACCAAAATCAGAACGACCCTCAACCAGTAATTGATTGAGAAGGTCTTGGGGTGTGAGTGCTGGCAATCCAAACTGATCTTTGGCATCTGCGTAGGCATTGACATATTTGGTAATCTTATCCTTGTCAAATGTGGTGGGCATGGTTTCCATGCCATTCTTATCCGCATGCTTAGGGTTGGACGCAGCACGATATCCAATGATCGGATTTTCGGGTTTGTATCTGGTTGATGGCATTCCACCCTTCAAAGCATTCGATGCTATAGCTGCTTGCATTTGTGCTTTAGTAGGTGGCTTTCCTCCACTAGCCAGCGCTGGGATACCAGCGGACTGAAGAAGCATCTCTTGTGGGGTTTTAATTGGGTTTATCGCCATATCTATAACTACTTATGCAAAAATAACGGGGTGTTCGCCCTAAACTGCATAGGGGTTATATCTTTTCTTTCTTAGCTCGTCATCCACATACTCATAACCACGATCGGGTAGGTAATCAAGCTGGATCCATCCAGAATCCCTTAGAACACGCAAGGCTTGCGAAAGCACATCCACATAGTCATCATGCCCACCGCTCTCTGGAAACGAACACACCTGCCGTATGAAGCGTTTAGCCCACTCTGCTACTTCACCAGGTTTCTTAGGATCTTCTGGGATGTAGACTTTACCTTTAGCAATTAGCGGTGCCACAATGTTTAATCGCTGCACTTTGTCAGCACGCCCAGGGTTGTATCCTCGCACTGGGGTGCCCGACCCTTGCAGCTCTTGGATAAGCGAAATACCAGCGGACTTATCTTCCATCAAAATTAAGTCTGCCTTTCGTCCCTTAGCAAAGTCGTTGTCTGCTCCATACACCACTTCTTTGTAATCATCGATGACTTTACGACGCAACTCTGGGTAACCAAGATGCCCATCCCATGCATCGAGCAAGATTACGCAAGTTCCCACATCGGGGTTTTCAAAGATCCCAAACACACCGCACGCAGTCGGGTCGTTCGCTGTCTTTTCCGAGGTAGCGGGGTCGTAGCTGGCAATCACATACTCTAAAGCGGGAGATGGTTTTTTAGATGGCCAGAGTTTAAACCACTTACGCTTGACAATACCCGCATCTTCGGGGTCAAGGATCGCACCATAAATCTCTTGCTTACCAAGGTCGGTGCCTTCATAGGTTTCTAACGCTTTGAAGAACGATGAGGATAAGTTCTGTCTGTTTTCATACGAGCTGGCATTAACCACATACACATCACCACCAATCTTGCCTTCGTTCAAATCTACGATCAACTCTCGTGGCTTCGGTGTGGTGGTAACAATCTGCTGAACTCGTGGTATGCGCGGATCACGCAGACGCATGGTGAACTGTGCTTGATCCCATGCATCATCCAAGTAGTCAAACGCGGCAAGCTCGTCATACCAGCCACCGTGGAACTGCTTACCACGATAACGCTCTGGTTCTGATGCTGGGATGCCTTGGATGATCGAGCCGTTCTTGAGCGTAATCTCAAACAGCGATTTGTTGTAGGTTTCGATTAGCTCGTTAGGGATGATGTTTAAAAGACCAGAGTCGCCCTCAAAACAAGTTGCCCGGATATCGTTGGAGGTAGGGGCTGTGACCAACCAGCGCGTTCCATTGTAAACAGCCGCACGCTGTCCAATCCAGTTGGAAGCTGTGTAAGTCTTACCTGCGCCACGACCAGCAAGCATAAGCATGATGTCATATTCACCGTCCTCGGGTTCTCTTTGATGGGGTAATGCTTGCAACTCCCACCGTACCCGCCACAGTGCTAGGGCCAGTTGGTCTTTTGGCCAGTGTGCGTTTCTTAGTGCAAAAGATGCAAGGATCTTTTCTTGTATTTTGTTTAATGCCATATTGGTAAGAAGCCTTGCCCTACTACAAATGGCGCATCTGTTACGATGTGCACTACGGGCGCAGATTCAATCTTCTCCACTTTTGTTATCATACGGCGACGATCGCCTTTAGTACGCTTGATGGGGTTTTGATGCAAATGTAGCGGGATGTCCGTTGCAAATGTCAGTTGATGGGTGAGCGAGGTGCGATTATGAAACACTTGCGTTTTCATTCCCAGCGATTCACAAATCGACTGCAAGGTAATCAAAAACTTAATGTTACGGCTAAAAATTAAAAAGCGATCCAACTGTGGATTGTAACATCCTGGTTTGGTCGCAACCAATCCTCTAAGAAACTCAATGCGCTGATCAATACTTCCAAAGGTGTACTCAATTGGTAGCTTGGTCGGTACTGTCATATAGCGAGTCAGAAAGGTGGTGTTGATCGATTGCTTAAAAATTAAACTGTTCTTAATCCGATCAACATGCCAACCATGTGCCCTAATTTTCTTTTGCACATAGTCAACCCAATCTGGCTCGAATGTAAACTTCACCTTGGCTCCCTTTTTGCCAGCCCATAACCCAGCGATAAACGGTGGCACTGGGTGGTCTTCAAACGGGAAGTGTAATGGTTTAGCATTCTCAATCGAGAACACATTCCAGCCTCGTTTGTCTTTTAAGCCTTTTTCAATTAACTGCTCTGGGGTGTAATAGCGTTGGATATAATGGCGTTTATATTTGCCTTTATGCCGAGATTCTCTTTGCCGGTTGCGGGTAGTAAATGCGGGGAAGGTAGCATGCTTATCGACATTCACATAAATGCCATCCTTTAACTGCACCTCAAACATTTCTTTGGCAACATAATGCTGTACCGATTTAATAGGTACGGGATAACCATCCCAAGAATAGACATAATCATCCTGGGTTAATTGGTGTGCTAATTTCCAACCCCCCATAATCGGAACTGGGGTATCGCTGGCTATTGCCATGAAGTTAATACCCAATTATCTAACCACTGATTTAGTGGGGCACGGATTTTATTAATCACTGAATCGGGTAATTTACGAATATCCACATAATCATTTACTGCCAATCGATAACGCAGATATTGCAAAGTCTCTTTATCAAAAATATTAGGTGGCACATCCACCGTATCAAAATAGTCTTTTGAGCAAACCATGACTCTTAACCCACCGATTTGCTTATCTTCTCTTTCAAGGATGCCTTTAATTTGGTAGACATACAGTCTAGGCATACACAGGCGCCGATTTAAATACACGCACCTGCTTGCCAGCTTGCCGTCGTTTTTTGCGCTTCGCTGCCAAGTCTCGCTCGACTGCTTTTTTGAATGCATCTGGACTTAGCCAGCGTTCGCCACGAAAACCGCTCGCAAGCACATCAGTGCGGTAATTGTAGAAGACCATGCCGTTATGGGTATCGCCCATTCGGAATGGTGCATTGGTTTGGGGGTTAAGTCTTTTCATACATCTACTTATGCAAACTCTATACAACATCCGCCCTTATTGTTGCGTTCATCGTACTTCTATACATACTATGGCTCGAAAGACAGGGAGTGTATAGAACTTGAATTTTTAGTTGCCTCTGTATGCCATTGATTTTAAACGAATTCCATTTTTAAAAGACAGGGAAGCCATAGAAGACAGGGTCAAATCACATATTACCCTCCATATAAATTTATTTTTTTATTTTTTTAAAAAAGAATAAAAAAGAGAATTACTATGGATACCCTGTCTCCAAAACTCAAAAAACGCTCTTTTCCTTTTTAGAATCAAGGACTTACAGCGTGACAGGGTATGTATAGAACT